TTAGAAAGTAAACCCCCGTGTCCGTTACCCTAAACCAAGCTAATTATGGTACTGGTGTCTACGGCACTGCACGGTATGGCGAATACTTTGTAACTATAAACACTGGAGTTGGTGCCGTAGGGTCTGTAGGCTCTGTTACAGAAAATGTTAGTGAAGCACTGGCAGGTGTATCCGCTACAGGCACAGTTAACACAGTTAATACAACAGTAGATGCTAGCACTACGTTAACCGGTGTATCCGCTACAGGCACAGTTAACACAGTTAATACAACAGCAGATGGTACTACTACATTAACAGGTGTTTCTGCTACAGGCACAGTTAACACAGTTAATACAATAGCAGATGGTACTACTACATTAACAGGTGTTTCTGCTACAGGCACAGTTAACACAGTTAATACAATAGCGGATGCCAGCACTACGCTGACCGGAGTATCTGCTACAGGCATAGTTAACACTGTCAGTACAACAGCGGATGCTAGCACCACGTTAACAGGTGTTTCTGCTACAGGCGTAGTTAACACAGTTAATACAATAGCGGATGCCAACACTACGCTAACCGGGGTATCTGCTACAGGCACAGTTAACACTGTCAGTACAACAGCGGATGCCACTACTACTTTAACAGGCGTATCAGCTACAGGCTCTGTCAATACTGTCGGTATAGGTAATAGCACCACACTGACAGGGGTTTCTGCAACTGGTTCGGTCAATACTGTTAACACTACTGCAGGTATTAGAGTAGCAATAACCGGCGTATCTGCTACGGGTGTTATTAACACTGTCAGTACAACAGCAGATAGCAGTATTACACTAACAGGTGTGTCTTCTACAGGAACAATTGCTCCAGTAGTAGTTGGTGGATTTGAAGTAGATGTTAGTGAGACTATTGCTTCTGGCGTAGGTGCCACTGGTGTAGTTAATTCTGTACAAGTTAACTTGACGGAAAAGCTTGCAAGCGTATCAGCAACAGGTTCTGTTAACACTGTTACTACAACAGCAGATGGTAGTATTACACTATCAGGAGTATCTGCTACAGGTTCCGTTAACACTGTTAGCCTAACAGCAGATAGTAGTATTACACTATCAGGAGTATCAGCTACTGGTTCCGTAAATACAGTAGTAACAAGACTAGGTGCCACTACGGTATTAACCGGAGTATCAGCTACTGGTTTTGTAAACACGGTTAACGAAAAACCAACTGAAGCATTAGCCAGTGTATCAGCTACAGGTTTAATAGGCTCTGTAGGTATTAGTAATACTGTTACGATAACAGGTGTTGCAGGTACTGGCTCCATAGGTTCTGTGGGTGTTGGCAACAGTGTTACACCAACTGGAGTTGTAGGCACTTTTTCCATAGGAACTGTGACAGTAACTGGAATTGTAACCGTATTTGTTGCTTCAGCATACGATAGAAAACATGTAGTGCATGTTGTTCCAGAAGCTTTGATATTACGTTCCGTAGCCGTAGGAGCAGCGAGTGCGTATAATCGTGACCGGGTAGTAACTGTCCAACCAAAAGAAACAAGTAATCAAAGAAGGGCTGCATAATGTCTCTTAAATGGCAGGATAAAGACCCGGATGACCAGTTAGATTATTCTATAAACTGGGGTCCGGCTTTAGATACAGACACAATCTCTTCGCTTATTTGGAAAATATATGATGAGAATGGTGTGTTACAAACGTGGTCAGATAGCCAGATTGTAAATGGTCTACAGTTAGTTAGCCGCACTAACACGAACACTATAGCTACTATTTATCTGGGAAGCGGTACAGCCTTTACAACTTATAAAATTGTGTGCCGTATGACAGCGAGTGATGCAACTGTTCGCGAACAGGAAGTTCGCATCCGTGTAGTGGAGAAGAACTAATGGCGTATAACTACCTCAGTTTAACCAACGAAGTTTGTCGCCGCCTCAACGAAACGGAACTTACATCTAGCAACTTTGCATCGACAACAGGCTTTTACTCACAAATTAAAGATGCTGTAAATTCCTCTGTTCGTGATGTGAATCAAAAACATTTTAGTTGGCCTTTTAATCACAATACAGATGATATTATTTTAACCGCAGGTGAACTTCGCTATCCTTTGCCGGATAATGCCAAGTATACAGATTTTGACACGGTTCGTCTTGCTCGCAGCACAGCATTAGGTGTAGGGTCTGCAAGACTCCTAAAGCAAATGAGTTACGATGAGTATATATCACGATATATAGACCAAGAATATGAAACAGACACATCAAAAGGTCGGGCACCTGAATATGTAGTTCGTTCTCAAGATGGGGATATTATTGTTGCTCCTATGCCCGACGCAGCATACACGATTGAGTACGAGTTCTTTATGTTTCCTGCTGATTTAGAAGTTTACGATGATGTGCCAACTATTCCATTTCGGTTTAAGCACGTAATTGTAGATGGTGCAATGTACCACTCCTATATGTTTCGCGACAATTTAGAGTCTGCGTCTATCGCTCTTCGTAAATTTGAAGATGGTATCAAGCAGATGCGAACTCTTCTTGTAAATGAGCATGTATATGCAAGGGCTGTTTAATGCCTGACCGTTGGCAAACACATGCCTTTGAGTTCAAGGGGGGTTTGATTACAAACCTTTCTCCGTTCCAACAAGGTATTCAGGCTCCGGGTTCTGCACGAATCCTTCGTAATTTCGAACCGTCGGTTTTTGGTGGATATCGTCGTATCGAAGGGTTTGAGAAGTTTGATACTAATGCTCTGACTAATGCAGATAATGTTCGCGGCATAACCCGATATGATGATAAAGTGTTTGCAGCTAGAGGGGATGACCTGTTCTTTTCAACAGGTTCCGGTTGGACACAGGTAACGGATAACGCAACCTATAGCAGCGCGGGTGTTAATTTAGGCGGCTCTGGAAAACTTCGATTTCTAAGGTACAACTTAGATGGGACCGATAAATTAATGATTGTGGATGGGACGGGTAAACCGTTTCGCTTTGACGGTACAACCTTCGAACAGTTATCCTCGCTACCTTCGGATACATCTGGTTCTAGCCATATCGTCAATTTTAAGAACCATGTTTTTCTTGGAAACGACAAAAGTCTCGTTTTTTCTGCACCCTATGAAGATGATGACTTTACAAGTGCAAGCGGCGGTGGTATAATAAACATAGCTGATACGATTACTGGTTTAATTGTATTTCGCGAACAGTTGATTATATTTAGTGAAAACACCATAAATCGCTTAGTTGGTAACAGTATCGCAGATTTTCAACTTCAGCCTGTGTCACGTGACTTGGGCTGTGTAGCAGCAGACACAATACAAGAGATTGGCGGCGATGTTGTTTTCTTAGGTCCCGACGGCCTTCGTTTGTTTTCTGCTACGGACCGCGTAGGCGACTTTAGTTTGGGAGTTATATCGAAACCCATTCAGACTGAAATGATTGATTTAATATCATCTAGTCCGGGAGGATTTAGCAGCACAGTTATTCGGGAAAAGAGTCAGTATCGTTTGTTTGGATACAACTCTGCGTTTAGTAACGAAGCAGCAAAAGGTATAGCAGGCACACAATTGCAGGAAGGCATTTCTTGGAATGACATGCGAGGCATTAACGCCTTCGTGACATTTAGTGAGTACGACGGGTTCGCGGAAAGAATCTATTTTGCTGCATCAGATGGTTACGTATATCAGATGGAGCAGGGCAATAGTTTCGATGGCGTTGACATACCCGCAACTTTTGCAACTCCGTTCGTCCCTTTAAATGACCCGGCTGTTCGCAAAACAATTTATAAAGGCACTACGTATCTAGATGTTAACGGCGATTTTGCCTTAGAATACTCTTTAAAGTTTGACTTTGACCAACCAACCAGCCCCCAGCCAGATTCAATCTTGAGTACAAGTGCAGGGGCATCTATTACATACGGTTCAGGTATATTTGGTACATCTCTATTTGGCAGCAAACAAAAAGCTATTTTTGATGTACAGACAGTTGGCTCTGGTTTTACGGTATCAATCCTGTACGAAACAACAGGGCTTAACACAGACGCAGTATTCACCATCGATGCCGCAACCCTAGAATACGGCACATATGGTAGGAGATAAATATGGGTACAGGTTACACCAGAAATGACACATCAAACAATATAGCAGACGGAAACGTAATCAACGCTTCTGACCTCGACGGCGAGTTTGATGCGCTTCAATCTGCATTTGATGCGTCTTCGGGGCATAGTCACGATGGCACAACCGGAGAAGGACCGCAGATTGCTGCAGCAGGTATCGCCAACAACGCGGTTGCTCTAGGTACGAAAACAACCGGCAACTACGTTGCAACCGGAGCGGTAAGCGGTGTGGGTCTGTCTGGTTCAGCAAGTGCTGAAGGCGCAACATTTACAGTTACATCCAATGCCACTAATGCAAACACGGCAAACACTATTGTTTCCCGCGATGCAAGTGGCAATTTTTCTGCCGGAACAATAACGGCTGCACTAACAGGGGATGTGACAGGAAACGTATCTGGGACATCTGGAAGCACTACGGGCAACGCTGCTACGGCTACCGCCCTTGCAACAGGCCGCACCATTGGAATGACTGGCGATGTAGTATGGACCTCTGCTTCATTTGACGGTTCAGGCAACGTAACAGGCACAGCTACGATTCAGGCTAACTCTGTTGCACTGGGAACCGACACGACTGGAGACTACGTTGGTACTATTACTGGCGGTACTGGTATCGACTCTACCGGGGCTACTTCGGGTGAGGGGATTGCACACACCCTTTCTCTCGACCTAAACGAACTCACCACGTCAACTTCGGATGGTGACGGTGACTTCTTTGCTGTAGTCGATGCAGTCGGTAATCAAAAGAAGCTAACCAAAGGGAATATCAATATTTCCGGCTTCAACAATGATAGCGGGTTTATTACGTCTGCAAATGGCGGTAATGCTGCAACTCTAGATTCCATCGACAGTTCACAGTTTCTTCGTTCAGATGCAGCGGATACGAAGACATCCGGTGACTTGTCTTTCAGTGACAACGTAAAGGCAAATTTTGGTAATGGTTCTGATTTGCAAATTCATTGGGACGGTATAGATGGTCATGTAGCCGTAACCGGTACTCTCAACATTGATGGTTCTGGTGAAACTCTTGCTAAATTTATTGATGATGGTGCGGTTGAACTCTACCATAACAATGCTAAAAAAATTGAAACAACAGCTACAGGCATAACAGTAACCGGTACTGTTGCGGCAACAAGTTACACTGGTGACGGTTCTTCTTTGACAGGGATTTCGGCTGGTGCAACAGGCGGTGGCTCTGACCAGATATTCTATGAGAATGGTCAAACAGTGACCACAAATTACACAATTACAAATGGCAAGAACGCAATGTCGGCTGGCCCAATCACAATCAATACTGGTGTGACGGTAACAGTTGGCACTGGTGAAACTTGGACGGTGGTATAATGAGTACAATCAAAGCAGATACAATTGTAGCGAGTGATGGCAGTAGTCCGGTTACGCTGACAAAGCAAAGTGCGGCAAAGGCTTGGGTAAACTTTGACCAAAGCGATAATGGGGTGGATGGCTCGCTAAATATAAGCACTGTTGGCGATAATGGCGTGGGAGATATAACTGCAAATTTCTCTAGTTCACTTTCTGACGATGCTTATGCCCCCTCTGGTTTTGGTGGTTTTGCCGTAAGCTATGCTCAAACTGTTTGGGTCAGTGGCCCTGCTAATGTAGCCATAGGTAGCTGGAAAACCTCTGGTCTTTTACGTTCTCATGCAAGCTATGGTAATACCCAAAGAAATTCAGATGTTCCAGATTATAATTTAACTGTACACGGAGACTTAGCATGAGTGAAATCTTAGTAGACAATCTCACAGGTAAGACCGCCGCTGGCAGCATAGTCGTGTATGGCGAGGGTGGCACGGCTACGACTAATCTTCAACAAGGCTTGGCGAAAGGTTGGATGAAATATGACCAACATAATGACATCGTAGATGATAGCGTAAATGTTAGTTCAGCTACAGATACTACAACAGGAAAATTCAAGCAGAACCATACAAATAGTATGAGTAATGCAAACTATTCTACAAACTGTACGACAGGTCAATTTAGAGTGTTTTGTACTACTGGTGAAAGCGACGCAGGTGCTGGTGATGTTGATACTACCGCAATAGCTTTCTTTCAAAGTGTCTATAACAGTAGTGGTTCTACCTACACTTACATTGACATGGCTTCTAATGGTACGGTAATTCATGGAGATTTGGCGTAATGGCTGGAACAATCGCAGCGGATATTTTGACCCATTCAACCGCAGGGTCACTTACTACAGACTACGTTGTTAATGGCAGTGCGAAGGTTTGGGTTTTATACGACCAAGCAAATGATATAGATAGAGGTTCTAACAACATCAGTACTATTGCGGACACAAGCACTGGATTGTTTACATTAAATTACACTAATAGTTTTATTGATGGCTATTATGCTGTCACTGGTTCTGGCAATCTAAACAGACGCTTTCAAATAGACGGAACAGCTTTATCTGAGCAAACAGCAAGTGCAGTTGATTGTAGAATTACGACTGAAGGTACAACTGTTAGCGATATTACAACAATAGGTGTGAATATTCACGGAGACTTAGCATAATGCAGACACCTGAGTTTCAAGGCACTCACCTGTTTGACCGCCTATGCTGGGCAAAGGAAAACCTAGAAGGTGTGCAGTCAGAATATCGGGTTGTCTATGAGGATAGCGTTGACGAGTGCGCTAAGATACTTGTGCCTGACCCTAACTGGATGGCGTGTGCGCTACAGGGCGGTATCCTGCCACCTGTATGGGTCTACCACGAATTAGCAAAGGATGAGGC